GGACAAGGAACCAGAAGGGATATTCGACTGGATATGGTCAAAGTTGCCAAGCCTAGACCAAGTAGTTCCAGTGGCCCTAGAGGCTCTCCCTTTCTTGCTGGCCCTGCTGTGAGTCGTTCCCGCCTTATGGATACAGAAGCGCGGCCCATCGGCCTAAAATACGCCCACCCAAATCGCCAGTCCTTCAAGGAAGGCGTCCATCGAGTCTTTGAGCCCTACACAGAAGGTGCCCAGATGTTTGGAGCCCCAACTCATACCCTAGAGTCCACAAAAGCCGGTCGTAGAACGGTAGAAGTCTCTGGGAGGCAACTGCTTTCGGGCGTTTCCACCCAGAGTGTCGCCTCATTCCGTGGCGCACGGCTCTTCATGATCCCATTGGCCCCCCAAGCTCTGGGCAGCACTCTAGCCCTCATGGCCGAGCAATACGAATCCCATGTCTGCCACCGAGCCCGCATCACTTACGTCCCCGAGTGCCCAGCCGATACTGCTGGGTCAGTAATGATGTGGTTCGAGAATGACACAGCCACCCCCACCCTAGATATAGGCGAATACCTTGTGAATTTCGCCTCCACTCATCCCAGCTTTGCGCTCACCCCCGTGTGGGAAGGCATTAGCATGGAGATCGACCCAGTGGATACCCTCAAGAGGTATTATTCTGAGGACGGTGGCGACTACCGGTTTGAAACCCAGGGACTCATTACCTTTGCTGCGGCCTCTATCCTTCCGGTTACAACATCATTCGGCTCTGTCTTTTTGGACTACCATTTCTCCTTCTCTGCCCCCGAAGCTGACCTTTCCGTCGAGTCAGTGGCTTCGGGCGGGATCGAATTAATCTGTGCGCTGTACGCAGCGACAGAAGACGAGCCCATGGTCTTCCGCCAAGGCGGAACCGCCAATCCAAGTTTCATCCTCTCCGGAGGTCTGGATTGGGAAGAGGGAGCCCTTTACTATGGCGCAATTGTAGAGCAATCCGGAGTCGTGAACTTCAAGACCACAGACTACCCTGGTTCCACCCCCCTAAAAGTAGGAATGGGACTATGGATTAAAGCAGTCTCCACGACCGTCTCCGGAGTTACCTTTCTCGGCCTTATCCCTTATGCCAACCTATCAGATGCCTCTGAGTCTTTCAACAACGTCAGTGGTGCCAGCCAGCTCGTTGCCACTGGGCAGCTTGCTTACGCTGACACCATCGTCACGACCATGAGTGTTACCCTTGAGATCCGCAAGTGGTCGGCTTCTGATCTGGTGTGAGGTCCTTCACCCACGTCCTCGTGGCCCTCTGTGTAGGGGCCACCACGCTA